ATGATCGCGTTAAACAAGGAAAAATTGCGGGAGCTGATGAAGGCCAAGACCGGAAAACCCGGCAAAGAGGAGGGAAATTACTGCAAATTCGCCAGAATGCTGGGAGTGACCCCGGCCCATCTCTGGCGGTTGCTGACCCGCCCCGAGCAGCGGGCCGGCGTCGTCTTCCTCGGCAAGCTGGCCGATTACTGCCGCGAGCAGGATCTGGATATCATCGAGTATATTTTTTTGGAATGATTGTTACATGAGTGGAATGGCAAGCGGCTGTGGGTAATGCTTTGGGGTTAATGGTTCGTGGTTATTGGTTTTTGGATGGAGGTAGATGGTTCCGGGGTCGACAGTGACCCGAGCGGCTAAGAACCTTCGCGTGAACTACCAACCACGAACCACGAACCAACAACCACGACCACCAACAAAGACGGAGGAGCAGACGATGGGCGGCTGGAACGGGTCGGAAGCGGGAATTTGCCGGGGCTGCGGCGGGGCGATCGGCTCCGGCGCCGAACGGATCGGGTTTACGATGGCCGCGCCCGGCGGCCGCCTGCTCCGCCGGATCGTCCATGACGATTTCGATTGCCTCCGCCGGGCCGCCGCCGTTCATGACGGGGAGGGGGAAGCGGCCGGCCGGGTTTGCCACGGTTGCGACTTGGCGATCGAGCCCGGCACCGCGTGGCTCGTCTATCACAATGGCCGGCGCGAAGTCGCGGTCCATGATGACCCCGATTGCCTGCGGCAAGCGCTGGGGGTGGAGTTTGATTCTTAGACTGATCCTTACAGTTCGGAGGGAAGAAGATGCCGGTTGAACTTGACTGCCCGCTGCCCAAACACTTCCGCCGCCTGATCGAGGCGGAGCTGGCGGCATACGGGCGGCGGCGCGATGGCCCCGCCGGCCGCCGCCGGGCGGAACGGATCGCGGCCGGCCTGGCCCTGCTCGGGCCGGAAGCCGCCGAACTGGTGCGCCGGAGGTATCTGGGCCGGAGCCGTTCCAATCACGAGCAGGTCATGATCCGGCTCCGGCTGGACCGCAGCGCCTATTTCCGCCGGCGGGACCGGGCGCTGGCCACGATCGCGGCGGGGATGGGATGGTGAACAAAAAACAAAGGAGGAGCACGCATGCGGGCGCGCAATATCAAACCGGGTTTTTTCAAGAACGAGGAGTTGGCGGAGGTGGATCCGCTGGGGCGGCTGTTGTTCGCCGGGCTGTGGTGCCTGGCGGACCGGGAGGGGCGGCTGGAGGACCGGCCGCGCAAGATCAAGGCCGAGGTGTTGCCCTATGATGATTGCGATGTCGAGGGGTTGCTGGAGGAATTGCACCGGCGCGGCTTCATTCTCCGCTATGAGGCGGCCGGGAGCTTCTTGATCGCGATTCCGGCCTTTGGGATCCATCAAAATCCGCATCACCGGGAAGCGGCCAGCCGCTTCCCGGGGCCTCCGGCGGAACTGGCGCCCGGCGGGGGAACCGCCGCGAGGACCGTTCCCGGCCCCGGAAATTCCGGGGAGGGCCGGGCGGATTCTCTGATTCCGGATCTCCGGATACCGGATAGCGGAAGCCGGGATCCGGAGCCGTCCGCCAACTCCGCCGCAGCCGCCGCCGGGGAATCGGAGCCGGAACTCGCCGATCTGCTGGCCTTCTTTCTCCGGCTGACCGGCCGGACCCGGGTCAAACCGACGGAGCTTGAGGCCATGCGCCGCGTGCTGGCGGAGACCGGCGATTTGCCCTGGGTCAAGGCGCTGATCGCGACCGCCTACCGGCGCTACCAGCCGGAATATGCCGCCGATAAGATCAGCTCCTTCAAGTACTTCCTGCCGATCATCGCCGAGGCGTCGGCCGGCCGGCGCGCTCCGGCTCCCGGCTCCGGCCCGGCGTCGCCCGGCGGGTTCGATCCGGCTGAGAACGAGCGGATCACGGCGGAATTGATTACGCTCTTGCCAACGGTATTAGGGAAGGAGGAATGGGGCGATGGAGGATGAGGCGTTGCGCCAGGCCCTGCCGGACGAGTTTTTCGCGCTGGCCGCCGGCCGGGTCGAGGAATGCGGCAATCTGGCGGAGCGGTTCAAACCGGTGCTCCGGGGCTTTGAAGAGTTCAGCCTGCGCGAGTGGTTGCGCGAGTACCGCTACGGATTCGAGGACGCGCTGCGGGACTTCAAGGCCTGCGTCACCTGCAACGGGAAATGCCGGTCCACGCTGTACGTGCCCGGCGGTACGCCGATGTATTTCGGCTTGGATTACTGGGGGATTAAGAACAGCGGCACGAACCGGCCCGTCTTCAAGGCGTTTCTCTGCCCGGGCCCGGTGGAACGGAAAAAGGGGATTGAGAAGCTGTTGCTGTACCGGGGCAACTAACATACTCCGCCCCCGCCTCCGCCGCTTGACTGGCCCGGGCCGGAGTTTCGGGAAGGTCCAGACCCAGGTTTTTGAGGCGGATGGACAGGGATTGGCGGGAGACGTCGCAGGTTTTGCGCAAGAAATCAAAACCCGCGCCGGCCCGGGCCCGGATGAAGTCTTCCGGCATCAGCAGTTCCTCGGCGAACAGGTTGGCCTCGCGGTTGATGGTCCAGGCCACGGCCCGGCCGAGCTGATCGGCGCCGTTGAAGGTCAGGTCGTACTCGTGGAAATGGCCGAGCAGGATGTGGCCCAGCTCATGGGCGAGGGTCCAGCGCAGGCGGCAGGTGGCGGTCCGGGCCGTGGGGGTTTTCAGGTAGATCAAATAACGGCCCCGGAGAAAGTAGGTGACCGCCTCTTCGTTCTGATCGAGGGCATCCTCATTCCAACTGATGATGACGCCGAGCTTGTCGCAGATGGAGATCACGTCCAGCGGAAGCAGCCGCGCGGGCAGGCGGTCATGGAGGCGGCGGGCGGTCTCCCGGGCGTGGTGGTCCCGGACGGTCATTCTTGTTCCTTTTTGGCCTTTCGCGCTTCTTCCCGGTCGACTTCGTCGAGGACCCGGAGGGAGATCTTGGCCAGCTCCAGCTTTTTCTTGCGTTGATCCGGGGTGAGCCGGGACCAGGAGCGCCGGATAAAGGCGATCAACTCCGCCTCCTCGTCGCTGATGTCTCTGACATCCACCTTCGGCGCACGCCGCACCGGACGGGTGTCCAGTCCGGCCGGGCCGGGCTGCCAGTCGGGGTTTAAGTGTCCGGCGGTGACCATCATCTCCTCGTAAGTGACGCCGTTGGCGGCATAGGCGGCCAATTGCTTGATGGTCTGGGGATTGGGCGGCGCGTCCAGCAGCCCCCGGGTCAGCCGGGAGATATGGGCGGCCGAGATTCCGGTCAGCCGGCCGTATTCGTTCAACGACCGGTCGCCGACGGCTTTCATCAAAAGCCGGCCGAATTTATGCTTATCAAACATCACAGATCGCTCCTTTTGGTAAAATTATACCAGGATTGTTGATTTTGGTCAACAATTTGTTAACCGGGAGAAATGTCGGTCCGACCGGCCCGATCGCCGACTTGAGGAAAATAATTCGATTTTATATAGGATGAAATAAATCTCTTAACTGGATTTGCATTCCTAAAGCCGAATGCAAATGAAATTAAATCGGAATTTATTTCATCCTATTACAACTGAAATAAGTTGAATTAAATTCATTAATTTTTCCATCATGGAAGGTTTACGGGACATGATGCATCCTGAAAATTTAATTCAACTTATATAGTCCGGAATTGGTTTTTGACGCCAAAAATCGGCGGATCAAGGGATACGTCCGTCCTTTTCGTTACACCAGAACAATGCACCGTTAATTATGTAACAACAATCAACAAGCAAAGGAGAGAATTTCATGGATAAAACCTACATTTGTCAGGTCCCGGAGAATGTGGCCCGCTTCGTCAAACGCGAATTGGCGCTTTATCCGGCCTACCGGGAGGCTCTGATCGAGATGGAGCAGGACTATCAGGATCTGATCCACCGGTCGCGGCAGTTCAGTGAAACGCCGGGCAGCGGCAATCTGGTCGACATTGTCGGCCGGACCGTGGAACGGATGCAGGAGATCGAACTCCGGGTCGCCGAAAAACGCGGGATGATCCGCAAGATCGACAAGGGCCTGGCTATCCTCGACGAGGAGGAGCAGCGCCTGATTAAGGCGCGGTTCTTCAGTACGGCGGGGTTCAGCAATGAGCAGGTCATGCTGCAGCTGGGCTATACCAACCGGAACCGTTACTACGGGGTGCTGAACCGGGCCATTTATAAGTTCGCCATCGTCTTCGGGCTGGCGTGAGGGGGGCGGGCCGATTGAACGGATCTTCAAAGCTGGCGCCGGAGATCGTCCGGTTTCTCGAGGCCGAGCTGTCTCAATATCCGGCCTGCAAGGCGGGGCTGGGGCAATTGGCCAAGGACCTCGCGGAGCTGGCGGGAGCCGCTGAATGGGACGGCGGCCAGCCGGAACTGGCCGCCGTCCGGCTCCGGGTGCTCGAAAAGAATATCCGGGAACGCCTGGCCCGGCTGCGCTGGATCGAGGCCGGCCTGGCCCTGCTCGATCCGGACCAGACGGCCCTGGTGGAGGCGAGGTATTTCCGGGGCGGGGAAGCCACCAATCAGGAACTCTGCGATCAACTCGGCATCAGCAAGGACCGCTTCTACCAATTGCGCCGCCGGATCCTGCAAAGCTTCGCGGCGGTGTATGGGTTGGAGTGAGGTGGCGGGCAGACCGGTTTCAACGTTCATTTTCTTGAAGTAACAACGGTGCCGAAATTGATACAATTTTGATACGCCAAACCCGGGAAACCGTGGTATAATCTTAACATGGATCTTGGTACATTGATATTCACCCCCATGTAATGGAACGCCGCTTCGAGGCCGGGGCGGCGTTCCGCTTTTCAAATTAGCAGTTATCCTTATCTCCAAACCGCCCGTTTTCACGGGCGGTTTTTGGTTGCCCATGATGCGATTCCGGCCCATCCCGGCTTGGGTCCCCGCCGCCTTAGAGTAGAGAGGCCGACGACCGTGGCACGGGCCTTTTGCCAAATTGCCTTTTTGCAATTTGGCTGATTGGCCTTGCTCCGCCTTCCCGCCAAGCGCGGGAAGGCGCGGGGAAGGTTTGAACAGTATCGGCAGAGGGATTTTATCAAAAAGGATGGGTGAAAATGAACCGTTACTTTATGGTCGCCAACGAGCCGTGGGGGTATCACGGGATCAAATACCGGCGTCATTACTTAATGGAGTTCCTGGCCAGTCAGGCGGAGACCGACCGGGTGTTCTTCATTTGCCGGGACAGCCGGCTGCCGGTTCCCCTGGCGACAACCCCGATTGCGCCCAAAATCACTGAAATCGCGCTAAACGATCATGGGCTGGCCCTTTTGATCGACCAGTTGAACGACAAGCCGGACTGGCGGCTTTTTCAGAACATTTTATTCTATTGCGATCCCCGCTTCGCTTGGGAACTATGTTCCATGCCGATCTGGGACAAGATCGTTTATGATTGCACCGATTTCTGGTCCAACAGCCCTTTCAACCAGACGGACCGGAATACAATCCTGCTTCAGGAGGCGATGATCGCCGCCAAGAGCGAGCCGCTCTTCGCCAGTTCGCAATTTCTGGCCAATCATCTCCGCAAAGCCTTTCATAAGCAAGCGACGGTGATCGAAAATGGAGTTGCGATCTGGGAAACGGAACCGATGGCTTCGGACGTTCCGGAGCAGTTTACGGTCCAGTCGCCCGGTTTGGTCTTTGCCGGCGGCATGAAGGAGAAGATCGATTTTGATCTGTTGTTCAACGTGGCCCGGTTGATGCCTGACGCCCACTTTTATCTGATGGGGCCGCTCGCGGGGAGGCTTTCAAAAAAGCAGATCCTTGGCGGCAGGTTGCCGTCCAATCTCCGCTATCTCGGCAGTTTCCCGCCGGAAGCGGTGCCTTCCCTACTAAAGCGTTTTGACGTCGGCTTGATTCCGCACCGGCGGCTTGAGTACAGTAAAGCGGTCAGCCCTTTGAAATTCTTCGAATATTTGTATGCCGGTCTTCCGGTGGTGAGTTGCAATGCGCCCTCCATCGATCACTATGCCGAGTCCGGCATCGCCTATCCCTGCGCCAATAACCAATTTTCATTCGCGATCGCCTGCCGTTGGGCGCTGGCCGTTGCCAAGGACGAAACACTGATTGCCAAGCGAAAGGCGATCGCCAGGGGACGGGCCTGGGACAGCCTGTTTACGCAAATGCTGAAGCGAATCCTGGCGGCATAGTCCTGATGTTGTTCTAAGGTAACAAAGGTGACAAAATTGATACGAATTTGATACGCCAAACCCGGAAAACCGGAGTATAATCTTAGTGTGGATCTGGTTCGTTCTTTAACCTCCATGTAATGGAATGCCGCTTCAGCCAGGAGCGGCGTTCCGCTTGGTGCGCCGATTTGAATATTATTGTATTGGGAGAAATTGAATATGCACAGCGCGAAAAGGATACTTGTTACCGGCGGGGCAGGTTTTATAGGTTCGCACCTTTGTAAAAGGCTAATTGGGGAAGGCCATGAGGTAATTTGTTTGGATGATTTATCCACGGGGCAAATATCCAATATTTGCTGTATCCTTGATCAGCCGAATTTTAAATGGATCAAGCACGATGTTCTAGAGCCGGTGATGTTTGAGGTGGATGAAATATATAATCTGGCGTGTCCGGCGTCGCCTGCGTATTTTATGAAAGACCCAATCAAAACCATTCAAACCAATATTATCGGAGTAATTAACATGCTGAATTTAGCAGAAAAGTTTAATGCTAAAATTCTACAAGCCTCTACCAGTGAAGTTTATGGAGATCCCCAGGTACATCCGCAAATCGAAAGTTATTGGGGAAATGTAAATCCGGTTGGGCCAAGAGCATGTTATGATGAAGGGAAACGTTGTGCGGAAACCGTTTTATTCGATTACCACCGTACTAGGCGGGTTGATATTAAAGTCGTAAGGATTTTTAATACCTACGGTCCACATATGAGAGAGGATGATGGCAGAGTCGTCAGTAATTTCATTGTACAGGCCATACGGAACAAAGACATCACGATTTATGGAGAAGGCTGTCAGACTAGATCTTTCTGTTATATTGACGACCTTGTGGAAGGAATGGTGTCTTTTATGAGGCATCCATGCGACTTAGCAGGACCGGTCAATTTAGGCAACCCGGATGAGATGACAATACGTGAGCTGGCAGAAACGATTATCCGGTTGACGGGAAGTTCATCGAAGATCGTATATCAACCGCTCCCTGCAGATGACCCACAATTGAGAAGGCCGGATATCCGCCTGGCAAGGGACATTCTGGGTTGGGAGCCTAAAATAGGGCTTCAGGCGGGCTTAAGTTCCACGGTTGAGTATTTTAAGTCGCTACTTTTGAAAGGGAGGTAGGGTCTGGGGTGGCTTTGTAGTTACATCCAACCAACAACCGTGCCAAAATTGATACGATTTTGATACGCCAAACCCGGAAAATCGTGATATAATTCTAGCATGAGATCGATTGACTTACTTACTCCTTTGTAATGAGAACGCCGCCTCCGGCCAGGGGCGGCGTTCCGCTTTTCAAATCAGTTATCGTTTAATCTTTAAACCGCTCGCTTCCCGGGCGGTTTTTTTATTACCTAAATTTATATATGTTGAAAAAAGTTTTGGGTAAAGCATTCACAGCCCAGAATCCGGCTGTGAATGGCCAAATTATTGAACTTTTTTCAACATATGATTCAAGGAAAATATGTCGCAATAATTAACGTTTATCCAAGAAACTTATTGCGACATATATAGGATGCGATTCCAACCCGCCCCCGGCTTGGGTCCCCGCCGCGAGAGAGTAGAGAGAGGCCAGCGACCGGGAACGGGTTTTACCATGCCACGGTGGTTCCCGGATGGATGACGGGGATAACGGACCTTACCGTTGTCTGCCGCATCCGTCCCGGAACGGCCGTTTCGCGTATAGGTCCGGTTGCCTTTGGCGATTGGGCCGGGATCGGCCTTCTTTTGGCCCTCCCGCCCGGACGGGAGGGCCGAAGGGAAGGTATATTTAACGGTTTATCTTGCGGAGGTGAGGTGATGGATGAAAGGGCATGGGGTTCTTATCGCTTTATCGGTTTTTCTGGCTGTACTGGCATTATTGCCGCGTCCGCTCCAGAGCGGTGCTGAGCCAGCGGCCGAAGTGACGGCCGTCGCGCTGGATGCCGCTTGTGATCAGGCCCGGCGGATCGCGGCCGATATCCTGACCCTACGGACGGTTCCGGAGGATCGGGCGCTGGAGATTGGCCGGCTGGTGCGGGACGCGGTCCGGGTATACGGGTTGGAGTCTGAGCTGCTGTTGGCCCAGATAGAGGTGGAGTCCGGTTTCGATCCCTTGGCCAGGGGAGCCTTGGGCGAACGCGGCCTGCTGCAGATTAGCCGGCCCGCCTTTGACGAGGCGGGAGGAACGGACTTTGAGGACTGGCGGGCGCAATTTTGGGCCTCCGTCCGGTACCTGGCGGGGCTCAGGGACAGGCGCGGCGGCGACATGGAACGCGCCTTGGCCGCCTATAACGCCGGACCCAGCCTCCGCCCGGAGGAGGCCCGGCGCCGGGCCGCTCCGTACCTGAAAAAAGTGGCGCGGCGTTATCAATATTTAGTATGGCGGGGAGGGAGCACAAATGGCCCAAGCTCTGACGGCGGAGGAAGAAACCGCCGTTTTGCTTTTGGTGTATGAATTTCTCCGGCTGAAGGAGCGCAATGCTTCCGACGCCGAACTGGACGAATGGCGGCGCCGGGTCCGGGAACGGTTTCCCGAACGGCGCGAGAAGCTCCTGGCCGAAGTGGCCGGCCGATTGAGCCAAAGCGGGGAGCGGGAGGCAATGCGCCTTCCGGATACTAGCGGGAAGGAGGTGAAATAAGTGATTCCGGGATTAGCGCTTACCGCGATCATGGCCCGCTGGCGGGACCGGCTCCGGGACAGCGCCGCGCTGGCCGACTTTTGTCAGAGCCGGTACGGCAAGCCGCCGGCGATCTTTGTCGGCATCGATCCGGCCGCTCCGCCGGCCGAGTCCGACTGCCCCTACATTGCGATCCAAACGGGGTATAAGATTGAGGGAACCGACTGGAAGCATTACCGCTATGCCGTATCGGTCCGCTGGGCGGTGGTCAACCCGGCCAAGACCACCATCGGCGGCGTTACCGAGCTGGACGGGATTTACGACGCGGACCAACTCGGCCAAATCATCCTGTCGGAACTGGCGCAGGCCAGCCCCAGCCAGACCATCGGCTATGTCAAGTATTACCCCTTAACCGCCGAGGCGTTGCAATCGGCCGCCTACGGCCCGAAGTTTGAGGGCGGCATGGAGATCAAGGTCTATGTTACACCCGCCATGGGCGGAGTCATTAATTATTAGGAGGAATTGAAACAAATGTCTCAAGCAAAGGGTTACAACGCGCAATTATTGATGGATTTTGAGCCCTCGTTCGGGGTCAATCCGGCCGGAACCTTCGGTATGAAGATGCCGGTGGTCAGCTCCAATCTCAAGTCCAAGCAGAACCTGATCGAGTCGACCCAGATCACCGGCAACCGTGACGCTGTGGCTCCGCTCCCCGGCAACATCGATGTCACCGGCACGGTAGTCGTTCCGGTGGACTCCGAGGCTTTCGGCTACTGGCTGAAAGCGATGTTCGGCGGTTATAGCAAGTCGGGCGAGGCGCCAGCGGTCCAGCATACCTTTAAACTCGCCGACAGCCAGCCGTCGTTCCTGATCGAGCAGAGCTATCCGGATATCCCCGTTTATCAGCTTTATAACGGCTGCAAGGTCTCCAAGTTCACCCTGAACCTGGGCGGCGACGGCGAGTTGACCGCGTCCCTGGACATCATGGGCGCCAAGGAGACCATCCCCGACCCGTATGCCACCATCAACGCCAGCCCGGTGACGTTCGCCGCGCCCCGCTTCAGCAACTGCCAGGTGACATCGGTCAAGGAGGGCGGCGTTGACTTCGGTTCCGTCGTCAACCTTGGACTGACGGTGGAATTCGGCCTGCAGGGCGAGAACTACACTTTGGGCGGCGGCGGGTTCCGGACCTCGATCCCCGAGGGCCAGGTCAAAGTGACCGGCAACCTGAAGGCGCTCTTCGACAGCAAGGATCTGCTCGAAAAGGCCTTCCACGCCGCGCCCTCGGCGATCGCCTTCAAGATGACCAACGCTGGAGCTTCTCTCGAGTTCCAACTGCCCGAGGTGATCTTCGAACGGAACGCGCCGGGGATCGAAGGGTCCAAGGGAATCCTGATCGACCTGCCGTTCCGGGCGTTTACCAGCGGCGGAAGCAACGGCTCGATCATCGCCAAGCTGACCAACGGGAAAGCGAGTTATTAATAAAAGTTGGAGGACAAACCATGAACAGCAATTTACCGCAGGCCCGGGCTCTGACCCTGGCCGAAGTCAAAGCCTTGCGGAACGCCAGCCTCGACCCGGCGTTCCTCGAAAACGACCTGACCATGAAGATCAACGCCGAGATGGTCGACTGGATCCTGGAGCACGCCTACCGGGGATTCGACTTCGCGAACCTCCCCTATTCCGCTTGCCTGGAGCTGGCGACCCGGACCTATCAACTCACCTACAGCGTTACCGGGACCGAGGAAAAAAACTCCTAGCGGTCTGGTCCTGGTGGGCGGACGGCCGCAATCGCTATTGCGCCGTCTGCCGCGCGGGCCAGGGCCGGACCGGAACCCGGCACGACTGCCGCGATTGCCCCGACCGCTGCCCGGAGCCGCTCCCCGCCAACCGGTCCGCCTGGACTCTTTGGCAACTGGCGGGGAACCAATGGCGGATCTCCGGGTTTGGCCCGGTCGGCCTCGATTACCCGGCGGTGCTGGCCATCGCCGGCCTGCACGGGATCGAGGTCACGCCGGGCGTGTTCGGCCGGTTGCGGATCCTGGAGGGGTATGAGTTGAGGAGATGGAGGAAGGAGGAGTAAAATGGCAAAAGGTATTCCCACAGGCGTGGCTGATATTGCCCTTTCAAAAGTTGCGGAATCAGAAACTGCAAATAAAATTTGGGATGATTTGGGCAAGCCTATTGATAAAATTTTTTCATACATTTATACAGAGACAAAAAAGGGCATAACCAATTTCTTCAGAAATTTTGACCCAGGAGAGGCTTTAAAAATCAGTCAAGAGATGGCGAGAGACGAAGCGAATCAAGCCATAAAGTTAAAGCAAGCTCTTAAAAAATATCAGGATTCTACGGCGAATAGCAAGGATCGACAAAGCGCAATAAATATCATTACTAGCATGGTTGATGATCCACGAGTAAAAAAAGGCGTTGATTCGAAGACCGGCGAAACAATAATTAATCCTGATATAGTAAACCAAACCATCGCGAAGAATCTTCAGGATCGAAAGGCTATACTTCAACAAGCTTTGGAGAAAGCCCGGAATGACTTAGCCAGTATTAATAAAAACTTCTCATTTGTTGAAAAGGAATATCAAACGGCAATTAAAAATAGGGATATTTCCGTAGATCTTTTAAACAGATTAACATTAGAGAATCACGACCAGATATATCGCGAGGCAAAACAAAGTGGATTGGATGTTAACAGGTATAATCTAAGGGGGGATCTCTATTCTTTAGAGAGTGTATCTACAGATATCATTGAAAAATATGAGGAAATTGTTAAAGACAAAGCAGCACTCAATTCATTTATCAATGGCGGAGCTAAAAAGTTGATCAATATGGATATTTTGGCTACTCCGCCCATCACAACTCCAACGGTTCCCGCGAAACGTCCACCGGCGCAACCGACGCCATCAGTGGCAACCGTTTCGAGTAATCAGGAGAATCCTTCTAAACAAAAGACAGAGGGAACACCTTCGGACGACGATGCTAAAAAGGAGAAACAAGATTGTTGTAAAACCATCGAGACCCTTAGCGGCACCTTGGAACAATTGCGAAAGACCTTAGAGACGCTCACGACGAAATTATCTTCAGAGATAGTGACTGCGGCTAATAATGCAGAAATCAAGCCGAAAGATGTAACTGGAGATGCGATGAGTCAACCACCGGCGATGGAAAATGTCGACGGGAAGGCCACCCATGTGGCGGATGGCCCAGTCACCGGCGTGACTTCCAGCGGTCAGACGCAAGCAGCGATCAGCCAACAATCCCAAGGTCAAGGCAATGATGATGGTAAAAATAGCGGTAATAATACAGGCGATACCCAAAAGACCCTATGGGATAATATTAAGGAATCGTGGATCAAGGGATTGGGAGAGGGGCTTAAGGGTGGAGATTTTTTGAGTTCTTTTACAAAGTTGGGCAAAGATACCGTTGACAAAACGAAAGGAATGATAAACACCGCCTTAAAAGACCTTGAAGATGATCAATTAAAAAGTTTGGGAGATTATCTTCAAAGTTTTCGCGACAGCATGATAACGCCGGTCATTGACGCTTTATCCAATATACTCACGACATGGCTGTTTAAAATCTTTAAAATCAACGTGCCTGTCACCGTTCCAGCCGGCCAAGCCGACGGCGGCCCCGTGACCGGCGGGACTCCGTATATCGTCGGCGAGGTGGGGCCAGAATTGTTCGTGCCGTCCACCAGCGGGATTATCGTTCCCAATTACCAATTAAGCGGATCAAACAGCCAGGGGTCGGCGCCGCCGGTGACGGTGAACGTCATCAACAATAGCGGCCAACAGGTCAGCGCCAGACAGGAATCGCGGTTCGACGGCCAGAGCTATGTGATCGACGTCTGGCTGGACGCGTTGAACCGGAATGTCGGCGGCTTGCGCGACGTGGTCCTGGCGGGGAGGTAAAATGAAATGAGCAGTGATTTGATGTTTCCCGAGATCGCGGCCCCGGCCTACCCCTTGCACGAGGATTGGGAGGACGTGGGGATCAGCGCCGGATTCGAGGACGGCACCGAGCAGAGCCGGCCCCGGTTCACCCGGTCGCGCGGTTCCTGGACCTTGCGCTGGAACGCGCTGAAGAACGCCGATTACGAACGGTTGATCGAGTTTTGGAAGGAAAAAGCCCAGGGCAAAAGCGTCAGCTTTACCTGGATTCATCCGGTGACCGGCGTTTCCCGTACGGTCCGGTTCGTTCAGAAGCAACCGTTTCAGCAGGTCGCGCCGGGCGTTTGGTCCGGCGAAGTGACCCTCCGGGAGGTGTGAGCCGTGGCCCTTAATTTATCGAGAGTAGCCAAGCTGGAGAAAAACCGGATCGCCGGGGACGGGGCCTGGCTGATCCTGCTGGAGATCACCCTGAAGACTCCGGAGGGTGATGATCTGACCCTCCGGGTGGTCCGGAACAACGAGGATATCGAATGGAACCGCCAGACCTGGGTCGGGTTCCCGTTCGACCTCGACGAGGTGGTCGAGGACTCCGGCGGCGAACTGCCCCAGATCGGACTGCGGATCTCGAATATCACCCGCGCGGTCCAACACTATGTGGAGGAAGCGGGTGGTGGCGTCGGCGCCTCGGTCCGGTTGCTGGTGATCCACTCCTCCAACTGCAACCGGCCGGAAGATCCGGAGGCGAATTTGCCGGAGGTGGATGAGACCTTTACCGTCCGTTCGGTGAAGTGCGACATCAATTGGGTGCACTTCACCCTAAGCGGCGACTATCCCACCATGCGCCGGGTCCCCGAGACCCGCTATCTGAAGGATTTCTGCCCGTTCCCGTTCCGGGGGATCGAGTGCGGCTATGTTCCCATGGAAACGGTGCTCCACCTCGATGAGCATAATGACTATTGTTTCACCGTCAGCGGCGATTGGACCGGGAAATATCGGGCGGGTCGGCCGATCCTGTTATTTACGGATTCCGGTACCCGGCGTCGCATGGTCCAAAGCAGCGTCTGTCAAGGGGAGGTCACTACCATCACGGTCACGGGGGGAACGGTTCCCGACGGTCTCCGCCAAGTATCCCTCTGGTGCAATAAGACTTTAGATAACTGCAGGGCCCTTGGCAACGCGGTCCGCTTCGGCGGCGAGCCGGGGATCCCCATGGGCGGAACTTACAAATCGGGCGATTTCTAACGGAGGGCGAAGACAATGTTGCAGATCGCGATCGACGATCTTCTGGGCAAGCCGTTCGCTGACGGCGGCCGGGGCCCGGACACCTACGACTGCTGGGGCCTGGTCCGCGAGGTCTTCCGGAGATACGGGATCGGGCTGCCCGACTACCGGATCAGTTGCCTGGCCAAGGAGGCCATCGACCGCCAGGTGACGCTGGATCGGCCGTCCTGGATCCGCTGCGACCCGGCCAGCCCGCCGGCTCCCTGCCTGTTGGTGTTGAAACAGCACACCCAATTCTGCAACCATACCGGGGTCTATCTCGGCGGGGGCCGGTTCCTGCACACGCTGAAAAAGACCGGGGTGATCATCGACCGGACCGATCACATCTTTTGGAAACGGAAGATCGAGGGATATTATTTGCCGGGGTGGGTGGAATGGGAAGCCGGAACGGGGCGAGCTAACCGTTCAGATCCAGATTAAGAACCGTTCCCCGGATTGGCCAGCCTTTTTTATCAAAGAAAAAACGAGGCGAACATGTTTGCTTATGAAAAGATCAAGTTTGCTCATGTGGAATTGACGACAAAATGCTGTGCAATATGCCCGCAGTGTCCGCGGACCCTTCATGGCAAAGCCAATCCGAACTTGCCGATGGTTGAGATGGATCTGGAGACGGCAAAGGCCATTTTCACTAGGGATTTCTTATTACAGCTTCATGAGCTTGTGATCTGCGGAAATTATGGAGACCCGGTTCAGGCCAGGGACACTCTGGCGATTTTGAAGTATTTTAAGGAATGCAATCCCCGAATAAAGCTACGGCTCTATACCAATGGCAGCGGAAAGCCGGCCGAATGGTGGGAAGAGCTGGCGAGGGTGGTCACCTGGTGCCGTTTTGCCGTCGACGGCCTGGGAAAAATGAACAATCTGTACCGCCGAGGCACGGATTGGCAAAGCATCCTGAATGCGATGATTGCGTTTACCGATGCCGGCGGTAAGGCGGAATGGGATTTTCTCGTCTTTAAACATAACGAGCGTCAACTTAAAGCGGCGTTAGAATTTGCCAGGCTGTTGGGCTTTAAGAAGTTTTTTCCAAAGTATTCGGGGAGGTTTTTCTCATGGACGAAGGGCGAAGTTGATCGGAAACCCGTTTACGATAAGGATGGCAAGGTAGTATATTACCTTGAACCGCCTACCGATCCAAAATATTTTAACAAGAATTCGGCGGCGCTTGCGGAGACCGATTTGGGGACGTACTTGGACACGACCGACATTACGTGCCGGGCGGTGGGCGATCAGCCCGAGATTTACGTCAGCGCCGAAGGGCAGGTCTTTCCCTGCTGCTGGATTGGGTCGGTATATAATCAGACCTCCGAACAGGTCGTTGAAAAGATTAAAGAATTGCCGGGCGGTTTTGAAAGCATCAGCGGGAAAAGGCATACGGTGAAAGAGATTGTGGAGGGGCCGTTTTTTCAAGAAGTGATTCCCGGGTCGTGGGTGAAGCATAGCGGCAAGAATCGGATGAAGGTCTGCGCGCGAACATGCGGATCGCTCAGTGCCAAACGGGTTGAACGGCAAGCATCGTTAATTTAAGCGAAATCGCATGATGGATAAACGGACCAAACCGTTCCATCAGGGCGGTTTGGTCACCCGGTTTGAACTGAATCATAAAAAAGGATTTCCATCCTCTTTATGGAATTATTTTAATAAAATACTTCCACAAAGAAGGTGAAACAATGGATAAGAAGCGATCGGGGTGGATGACCGGAATTCTGCTCGCCTGCTGCCTGGCCGCGGCGTTGGCCGGCTGTGGCGGAGGCGGGGGTGGGAACGACGGACCGGGTCCTTCGCCCAGACCCACGTCCACTCCCCAGTCTCAGGCCATTGACTTCAGTGATGATTTTAGCGACCCTACTAGCGGATGGGATGTACATGAAATTGGGGGCGACTATGAGTATGGTTATTCCGCGGGAGTTTATTATTTTCGTATGAGTCAAGCTGGGGAAAGAGCGTCCAGCAGCAAATTTCGACGGATCTTGCAAAACTATCAAGTCGAAGTGGACTGTGGAACCAATGGGGATAATTCCCCGATTTGCGGAATATACTTCAATTCCGCCGACACTCCTGATAACTACAGTGAGTTTTACGTTTTTGCAATTGCGCCAAAAAGAAAAACATTCGGAGTAAAGGTTTATGAACGCGATGGTGGAGAATGGAGTAGACTTCGCACCTTAGTGTATACCCAATCAGAATGGATAAACACTACCGATCCCAATCGCTTGAAGATTGAAATGAATAACGGGACGGCCGTCTTCTACATCAACGGTCAGCAAGTGTATACCACGACGGTCATCACCCATAGCGACGGCGAGAGTGTTGGTTTCTACGTTTCGAACGATTTTGACGGCTATACCGACGCGTGGTTTGACAATTTCCACGTCGTGGGGACGGAACTGGTCCCTTAAATTGATTAATTTCCTAACTTTAAAAAAGCGAAAACGTCCGGGCGCAAGCCGGACGTTTTCGTTTATCTTATGATGAACCGGAGGGGGTTCAATGTCGAAAATAACAATCGTCACAATCCGGAACCCGTTTGACTTAAGCGACCGGGAGATCAAGGAGCTGAGCCATGTCCCGGGTGAGCCGGTCGGCCATTATCTCCGGACCGCGCTGTTCCCGGCCGATCCCGGGCTGGAGCTGGCGGTCAGTCTGAACGGCGCGGTGCTTTCGGCCGAAGAGTATGATACGCTCCGGCCCGGGCCCGGCGACTTCCTCGCCGTCTGCCCGGTGGTTGGCAAGAGCGAGGACGCGCAAAAGGCCATCGGACTGATCGCGATGGTTGCCTTGACTGTGGTGAGCATGGGAGTCGCGGCCGCGTTAGCGGCAAGTCCGGGCACAGCCGGAGCTGCTTTTATGAGTAAGGTAACCAGCGCGCTTATCTGGAAGCAAGCAATCATTTACGGACTCGGTGGTACATTACTGAATTATTTAGCCCAACCCAAAATCGACCTGCCCAAGCAGCCCAAGGCGAGCTATGGCTGGGGCCAGATGCAGTCCCTCCAGGGCCAGGGGAACGCGGTCGCCCTGACCTACGGAACCGTCCGCACCGCCGGCCAGATCGTGGCTCAACATGTGGAATCGGTTGGGGATAAGCAGTACCTGAACCTGTTGCTCTGTGGCGGCGAAGGAGAACTGGACTATCCAGAGGGAATTCGTAAGATCAAAATTAACGATAGCAATATTCAGAACTTCGGAGAAATGACTTCCGTCAATAGCGGCCTTGATGGCGGCGTTGTCGAGTATTACGGCCCACTGGATGGCAACCAGCGCAAGCTGGAGATCCATAAGCGGTTTGGGACCAACACCCAAACGGTTATCGACGCCTTTAACGATAGCTATTTTGATCAGTATCCCGGAATTGAATTGACTAGCGACGACAATATAGGCGAGTGGCAGATCGTGACTACCGAAGGCGATAACGGGACCAAACTGGAGGTAACCGTCGAATGTCCGTCCGGCTTGTACCGGATGTCCGGCGGGGATCTGAAGGAAGCTTGGGTGAAGGTTGAAATTGAATATAAAAAAGAAATGCCTGGGAAGGATTGGACAAAATGGGTTGACCCTGAAACGAATGGATGGATTAAGGGTCACCAGTATGAGCCGGTTCGAAAGCCCTATTTACTTGATCTTGAAGAGAGTTGCCGGGTTCAGATCCGCTGTAAATGCGTCGCCAAATCCGGGACAGATGAAGATAGCCATAACACCCGGACTTATCTGAACTGCGTCTCTCATATTGCCACCGAGGACTTTATCCGGCCGGGCAAGGCGCTGCTGGGAATCCGGGCGCTGGCCACCGACCGGATTTCCGGCGGGACGCCGGCGGTCACCTGGGAGCAGACGCGTAAAACCGTTTGGGTCTGTACCGATCCGGCCAATAACTCTTACGTAGCGAAGGATGCCGACAATCCGGCCTGGGCCTGTTACGACCTGATCCATCGGGCCAAGAATCTCCGGAACCCGAACACCGGCGACTATGAGATCGTGGACAAAGGCGTACCGGCCTCCAGGATCGATTACGACGCCTTCGCCCGGTGGGCGGATTTTTGCGACGCTCCGGGCGACTATCAAAACGCCTTAAAGGTCAACCTGCTGATCGACGCCACCGACGACCTCTGGCGGACCCTGTCCCGGGTCGAGGTGATCGGCCGGGGCAAGGTGGTGCTGAAGGGCACCCGTTACAGTTGCATCTGCGACTGCAAAAGCGATCCGGTTCAGCTCTTCACTATGGGGAATATTGTCAAGGACAGCTTTAGTGAGGAATTCCTGCCGATGCAGGATCGGGCCGACGCCATCGAGGTCAGTTTTTTAAACAAAGCCAAGGACTATCAGCGGGATATTATCACCGTCTATGAGGAAGGCGCCGATCTGCACCAGGCCAATACCACGCAGATCACCCTCGACGGTGTGACCGACCTGGACCTGGCCTGCCAGGAAGCAAAATACCGGCTGCGGGCCAATAAATACCTGACCCGGACCATCTCCTTCGAGGCCGATGTCGACGCCATCGCCTGCCAGGTGGGGGACGTGATCCTCTTCCAGCACGACCTGCCGGAGTGGGGCAGCGGCGGCCGGATCCTGGCCGTCAGCGGCAACAGCGTCACCCTCGACCGGAAGGTGCGGCTGGAAGAGGGCAAAAGCTACCGGATCATGTTCCGGAGCAGCAACGAGGCAGATCTGTACTTCGGGGATCCCAAGGCCGGGCCGGACCGGCTGATCGAATTCGAGGTGGATACGACCGCCGTCGCGGATACCATCGAAACCGACACGCTGACCCTGGTCACGACGGGAGATCCCTTGCCGGTACGCTATGACCTGTATGCCATGGGCGAGGTGAGCCAAGTCGCCAAGCCGTTCCGGGTGACCCGGATCAGCCGTTCCAAGGAATTCCAGCGCCGGATCAGCGCCATCGAGTACGATGAACGGATCATCAACGGCGCCGACGACGGACCCTTGCCGGTGATGCGCTATGAAGCGACCGCCTTGGGCATCGGCGGGCTGACCGCCTCCTCCCATCAGGACGTTCAGGGGGACACCTGGCTTGATTTATCCTGGAAACCGCTCTCCAGGTATGGCGGGGCCAAGATTCTGATCGCCGAGGAAGAAGGGGCCGCTAAACTGGTGGAGACGGTTGGAGTTCAAAAGTCATCCTATTCCCATCCGGCCATGCCAGGCAAGACATACAGCATCCGGATCCATCCGTTTGATCTGTTCGGCAACGATCTGGAACCGGAAGAAGTCACCTATACCGTCCCGGCCAAGCTGGCTCCGGCCGATGTGACCGGGATCACGCTGGACGAGGATACCTATGTGAAGTCCGACGGGACGGTGGTCACCAACCTGCTGCTCAGTTTCATCAAACCGGGCCGGCCGAAGACTGCCTTTGAGATCTGGTACGACCGGAACGGGGATGAAAAATGGCGTTACGATCAGCGGATCAGCGACAACCAATGCGTGCTCCGGAACATGCCGAACTCGGGCGCGATCCGGGTCAAGGTCATCGCGGTCGACGAACGGGACGACCCGAACGATCCCGATCCGCTGCTTCGCTCCGAAGGCGCCATTTCCGAGCCGTTCCCGATCACCGGAAAGAACCAGCCGCCATCGGATGTCGCCTCCGATACACTCAAGGCGATCCAGGACGAACTGAACCGGTCGGTTATCCAATTGTCGTGGCAACCGGTGGATGCCGAGGCCAATCCCGACCTGAAGGGCTATGAACTCCGGTTGGGACCCGACTGGGAGGGAGGAGTAAGGCTCGGCGGGGTGATTCAGGACATCAAGTCCAGCTACGCCATACCGGCCAATCACGCCCATCCGCCCAACGGCAGATATACCTTTGGCGTCAAGGCGCTCGACAATTCCGGCAATTACTCGCGGAACGCGGCTTTCATCACGATTGACGTCGTTGTCACGCCGAACGCGCCGACCGGGCCGGAGCTGCCGGCGGTGGGAGTTGTCCAGGACCCGTTGGATCGGTCCAAACTGCTCATCGCCTGGAAAGGCATTGGCGACAAAGATCTGGTGGAATATCAGGTCCGCTCGGGGAGCGATTGGAACAGCGGGACTGTGATCGGAACGACCAAGGAGACCTCGATCCAGTACCGGATCGCCCGGAGCGGCGCGCACAATATCATGATTCGCGCTTTCAACATCGCGGGGTATGGGTCCGGCATTCTCAATCTGTCGATCACCGCCCGGGTCGAGCCGTCCAACGTCGCCGGGCTGACCGCCCGGCAGAGCGACACTGACCGGCGGATTGTCAAGTTTACTTGGGAAGGGATTGCCGACGAGGATTTTGCTTATTATGAGATTCGAAAAGGCGTTTTCTGGGATACCGCCGCGACGATCGCCACCAAGATCAGCTCCAGCTATTACGACTATCCGGCCGCCGTCGCGGAGACCGCGACTTTTCAGATCAAGGCGTTTAACAAAGCGGGGTTCGCCAGTATCGACCCGGCTGAGGCCGTAATCGCGATTGCGCTTGCTCCGAGCCGGCCGGGCGGCGGCAGCGTGATTCCGGACTATGACAACCGGCTCAAACTGCACATTGCCTGGGAGAAAGTTCCCGATCTGGACATTGATTATTATGAGCTGAAATACGGCAATGAGATCATCGCCAAAACCGGCGAAACGACCGCCACCTATACCGTGGCCGGCGGCGGCGAGCATTATTTCTCGGTTCGTGCCAAGAGCAAGGGCGGGTTCTACTCGGCCGCGCTCAACCTGTCGGTTGTGGTTCAAGCCGAGCCGGCCGGGATTGAGGAATTCTCAGTCAAGCAAAGCCCGTTGGACCGGCGGATTTTGCAATTCGCCTGGAGCGCCGTGGAAGATAGCGATCTCAGTCACTATGAGATTCGCAAGGGCGCGAATTGGGATGGCGCGAAACTCGTCGCTACCGGCCTCAAAACCACGGTCTATGAAACCATGGTGACCGACGCGGCGGAGGAGGGAACCGCGACCTTTCTCATCAAAGCCGTCACCGCAGCCGGAGTCGGCAGCGCCGATGCAACCGGAACGTCACTGGAGGTTGTTTTAAAACCGACCAAACCCGGAGACGGCAGCGTAACCCCGGCGGCGATCAACAAAGCCAATTTGGTCATCTCCTGGGGAGCGGTGCCCGACACCGATTTGGTCAATTACGAGGTCCGGCTGGGGGAAGGGTGGAACAACGCGGTTACGCTTGGAACCACCCGTGAAACGAGCTTCACCTATGGGGTGGCGGCCAGTGGCGGTTATAATTTCATGATCTGCGCCAAAAACGTCGGCGGATTCTATTCGAGCCCGCTTAACCTAGCCACGTTCGCCAATGTCGAACCGTCGGATGTGACGGGTTTCACGGCCAGTCAAACCGCCAATGAACGCGGTAAGGTTCACCTGACCTGGAATGCGGTCGGCGAACCGGATATCGACTATTACGAAATTCGAGAAGGGGTGAATTGGGATAGCGGCGACGTTCTTGTCACCCGGTTGACTGGGTTGTTTTATGACGCGGTTGTCAACACGGAAAGGAACTATTGTTTTTGGATCGCCGCGGTAAATAAGGCGGGTTTCTATAGCAACGGTCCGGCATCCGAAAGTATATCAATTTCACTTACTCCGAGCCGGCCGGGCGGCGGCAGCGTGATCCCGGACTATGACAACCGGCTCAAACTGCACATTGCCTGGGAGAAAGTTCCCGATCTGGACATTGATTATTATGAGCTGAAATACGGCAATGAGATCATCGCCAAAACCGGGGAAACGACCGCCACCTATACCGTGGCCGGCGGCGGCGAGCATTATTTCTCGGTTCGCGCCAAGAGCAAGGGCGGGTTCTACTCGGCCGCGCTCAACCTGTCGGTTGTGGTTCAAGCCGAGCCGGCCGGGATTGAGGAATTCACGGTCAAGCAAAGCCCGTTGGACCGGCGGATTTTGCAATTCGCCTGGAGCGCCGTGGAAGATAGCGATCTCAGTCACTATGAGATTCGCAAGGGTGCGAATTGGGATGGCGCGAAACTCATTGCTACCGGCCTCAAAACCACGGCCTATGAAACCATGGTGACCGACGCGGCGGAGGAGGGAACCGCGACCTTTCTCATCAAGGCCGTCACCGCAGCCGGAGTCGGCAGCGCCGATGCGACCGGAACGTCACTGGAGGTTGTTTTAAAACCGACCAAACCCGGAGACGGCAGCGTAACCCCGGCGGCGATCAACAAAGCCAATTTGGTCATCTCCTGGGGAGCGGTGCCCGACACCGATTTGGTCAATTACGAGGTCCGGCTGGGGGAAGGGTGGAACAACGCGGTTACGCTTGGAACCACCCGTGAAACAAGTTTTGTCTATGAAGCGGCGGCCAGCAAAAGTTACAGTTTCATGGTTTGTTCCAAAAATATCGGCGGATTCTATTCGAGTCCGCTTAGTCTATCCACGTTCGCCAACATCGAACCGTTGGATGTGGATAAAGAATGTTTCAGCGCCATCCAACTTCCCGATGATCGAAGCAAGATCCGTTTATCTTGGAAGGCGGTCGGAGATTCAGACATCGACTATTATGAAATTCGAGAAGGGGTGAATTGGGATGATGGCAATGTGATTGCCACTCGGCTGACCGGGTTGTTTTACGATGCGACCATTGACTTCGAACGGGAGGTTCAGAAATATCAGTTTTGGATCAAAGCTTTCAATAAAGCCGGGAAATCCAGTTTAAACGCGGCTCCACGTCAAAAAGAGTTCAACGTGAATCCGACTGTACCGTCAAATTTAACAGTCATTACCGATCCGAATGATAAGTCTAACTTGGTGATTATTTGGAGTGGCAGTCCTGATTTAGACGTTCAAGATTATACGTTAAAAGTTGGCCCGGATTGGGAGAGGGCGACGGAAATAGCTGTCACGAAGGAGCTGAAGGCCAACTACAAACCTCCGTTCAGCGGTAACTATCAATTTATTTTGAAGGCCCGCAATCTTAGCGGGTTCTATTCAGATGAAGTCACGGCCAAGTTCGACGCGTATATTGAACCGGCAGATGTGACTGGATTTGTGGCGTATCAGAACGGCACGACCGTAGCGATGAGCTGGGATAAGTCACCGGAGAACGATGTAATCGCTTACGAGATCCGGGAGGGGTCGGTCTTCGACAACAGCGCGACGCTGGTCGTTACGGGACTCTCGGAGACTAGTTACAGCGCGGCAGTGGATACCGAGATCACCAAGCTCTATCACATCAAAGCCATTAACCGGGCGGGGAAGTACAGCCAGAACGCGGCGACAGCCCCGGTGAACATTACCAATTTGCCGCCGAAAAACGTGATTGAAACCTTTGACGAGATTAGGCTGCGAAACGGGACGCATGAAAACACCGAGTTAGGGGAGAGTTTGTTCAACTTCAGCAATTTTGGAGGGAGGTTCGAGGATTATCCGAATACCCGGTTTTATGAGGCCGGGGGGCAGACTGTGCTAAAATTGAAGCAATTCAATGGCATATACGCGACTTTCGGAACCTACCTTTGCTCGCGCAAGGACATGGGCCAAATGATCACCGCCAACATCGGCAGCCAGTTTGTTTCATCGGTTCTGTTGCGTTCCGGGGTTTCGGCCAAATTACAATACCGGATCAGCCGGGATGGGACAACTTGGACCGAGTGGCAGGACTTGGCGCCGGTGCAGGCGACATTCAGGTATGCGGAGTTTCGGGCGATCTTATCCACCTTGGACCCGACCATAACTCCGGAAGTCGGGATTCTTAAGGAATTCATCGACGTGCCGGATGTTGACAAATACGGAAGCGCCACAATTTCAGAGGGAGGCGCGGACATCTTATTTGGGCATACCTTTTATAAAACCGTGGTCGTTACGCCGGTTGCCATTGGCGCGGGGCAGCGCGCGGAGATCGTGAGCGTGGGGATTACGGACCCCGAAGGAAAGACCGTTTTGGATCGATTCCGGGCCAAAGTGGTCGATACCGCGGGAAATGATGTGGATAATGGAAGAATCAATTGGATGGCAAGGGGCTTCTGACGAAGTCCCTTTCAACTATTATTTAAGGAGGGGTTTTAATGGCATTTGATGTTACTAAACCGGCCGATAATCAAACGATTGCCGCCGGCCCGGGAGATATCCGGGAAAATTTACGGGCACTTCGGGACGATCAAATTGTGAATGCCGGTAAGTTAAACGGGCTGGCTCAAGGTAACGCCAGCGGCAGTATTCCGGTGAATAACGGCACGGTGAACACCAATCTAAACGCGGACCTGCTGGATGGCAAGCACGAATCCTATTTTTCGGCTTCGACCCATGTTCATGTTCCGGCGACCAGCTCGACGGGTGGCTTCATGAGCAATACGGACAAAATCAAGTTGGACGGAATACCCTCCGGCGCCGAAGTTAATCAAAACGCATTTTCCAATGTGAAAATTGGAAGCACTACCATCCAAGCTGATGAAAAAACCGATACTTTGGAGCTTGCGGCAGGCGCCGGAATAGCTCTTACTCCGGATGCGGCCGGTGACAAGGTAACCATCGCAATCATCCAAGACGGCCATAGCCACGCGGAGACCACGACTTCGGCGGCGGGGTTCATGTCGGCGAGTGACAAGTCCAAGCTGAACGGCATCTCCGCCGGCGCCGAGGTCAATCAGAACGCCTTTGCCAATGTCGTCGCCGGCGGCGCGACGCTCCAGGCCGATAGTAAGAGCGACACGCTGACCATCAATGCCGGAGCGGGGATCACCGTAACCGGCGATGCCAATAATGACGCGTTAACAATTGCGGTAACTGCCAATGGACATGCACACGCTGAGGCAACCTCAAACTCCGCCGGTTTCATGTCAAATATCGATAAGTCTAAACTTGACGGAGTCGCCCCCAATGCCGAAGTCAATCAAAACGCGTTTTCCAATGTGAAAATTGGAAGCACTACCATCCAAGCTGTTGAAAAAACCGATACTTTGGAGCTTGCGGAAGGCACCGGGATAACTCTTACTCCGGATGCGACCGGTGATAAGGTAACTATCGCCATCACCCAAGACGGCCATAGCCATGCGGTGGTCACGACTTCGGCGGCGGGTTTTATGTCGGCGAGTGACAAGTCCAAGCTGAACGGCATCCCCGCCGGCGCCGAGGTCAATCAGAACGCCTTTGCCAATGTGATCGCCGGCGGCGCGACGATCCAGGCCGATAGTAAGACCGACACACTGACCATCAATGCCGGAGCGGGGATCACCGTAACCGGCGACGCGGCTAATGACGCCATAACCATCATGGTCACTCAGAACGGTCATAGCCACGCGGAGGCCACGACTTCGGCGGCGGGTTTTATGACGGCGGGCGATAAAGTCAAACTGAACGGCATCAGCGACGGGGCGCAACCGAACCAGAACGCGTTCAGTAATATTTCATTAAACGGTACCGTCATTATCCAAGCGGACAATCCAACGGATACGTTAGATCTGAAATCTGGAGACAATATTTCCCTCATCCCGGATGCCACCAACGATCGAGTGACGATTGCGGTCACGGGTAAAGTTCCTAGCGCGGTTGTTGCCGACAGTGCGCCAGCGAATGGAGGAATAGCCAACACGATAAGCGGATCGATAAATGGCAATCAGGTTTCCGCTCCTAGAACGGATCAGACAAAGGATGTTGGCACAGCCCGAGAATTCCGATGGCGAAATTATGGAAATGGACACACAATCATCGATAACAGTGGAGGTGAATACCCTGGCGGTAATACAAATTCCCAAAACGGATGGGCTCCAACTTATCCTGTGTTGATGGGATATAATGGGGTGAATACCTTTGGGGTTAGGGTGGATACCGCTAGATATGCTGATAGTGCAGGATCTGCGCCTGCCAATGGCGGGAATGCCGCGACGGTAGGGGGCGCGGCCCCGGGGACCGGCGCCAACAACGTTTTGAAATTGGACGGCGGCGGTAAAGTTCCCTCCGGCAATCTTCCGGTGGCGTCCGCGGCGGCGCTGGGAGGGGTGAAGATCGGCTCGGGAATCAGCGTCGATGGCAACGGGCTAATTTCGGCGTGGCCATCCTGGCTGGCCTTTCTGGGAACCGGGGCGGAAGGTGTCTGGAGTAGCAGCCCCAACGCGGTGCTTGACGGAGAACATCATTACTCAAACTTTACTTTGACTTCCGGTCATACATTGACCGTTGGATCCAGTGGTATTTTGATCATCCGTTGCACCGGCCGGGCCACCATCGCCGGGACGATCAACGGGGCGGGGAAAAACCCGAACGCAACCGGAACCGGCGGCGGCAGCGGCGGCGGCGGCGGTTGGGGGAGCGCTGGAAGCATATCGGAACTCTTTCCCTCCTACAAAGTTTCCGGGGGTGCCGCCGGAGGAGCCGGAGCCAGTCCCTCAAGTCAGACGATCAATATTCTTACATTTTCAAACCTCTCCAACTTCCCCATGGGAGCTTCGGGGGGCCAGGGCGGCGGAAGTTGGCGGGGAAAAGGCGGATCCGGCGGAGGATTTGTCCTAATTATCGCCAATGAAATTTCTTTCACAGGAATGGTTGATGTATCAGGAATTAAGGGAGAAGATCAAGATAGCGATGAATATCATACTGGTTGTGGCGGCGGTGGCGGTGGTGGTGGTGTTGCGATCCTGAGCACCAAAGCTTGGGTAAGTCAGACCGGAACCATCAATGTAAGCGGTGGGACCGGAGGAGTCCATTGGGGAAGTTATAGCGGCGCCAACGGTGGCCCCGGCGGGGCCGGCTGGTATAAAAAGCTGACAATATAGGGAGGAGATAATGAGGAGTGGCAATAACAACGGACGCGATGTTTCTATGAACATCGCATCCGTCTCTGATTCCCAATATGCACTGTGCGCCACCATCACGTTTCTGTCCATAGTCAGTAACACCAAAGCTTTTGTCCGCTTCTTCTTGATCGATGTGGGGATCCCCGAGCCGAAAAAACGGATGATCCAAAATACGCTGGCCAAATACTCAAACTGTTCGTTGGAGTTTATTCCAGTCAATGAGGTGATGTTCGCTAAGATTGCCGATATGAGACTCCGGGAACATACCCATATCACCAAAGCCGCCTATGCGAAGCTTCTGTTCCAATATTTGCTGCCTGATCTCGACAAGGTGCTTTATGTGGACGGAGATATCCTGGCCACCGATGATTTCGCCGATATCTACGCCACGGATATCTCAGCCTGCTTTCTGGCTGCCTGTCCGGACTGGGGGGGAGATATTAAAGGCAGCGCCAAGGCCAGGCTCCGTTTAAGCGACAGTGCCCGGTATTTCAACTCCGGGCTGATGCTGATTAATCTTAAAAAGTGGCGGGAAGCCAATGTTTTTCCATATTTCAAGGCATGGTACCGTCAATTTCATTATTTGATGTTGTTGCACGATCAGGAAGTGTTAAATGGAGTTTTCGCGGATAAAGTCCGGATTCTTGATGCGCGATGGAATATACAGCGCTCGATTATGAGTTCATATTTCATTGAGAATGCTGAGGGAATTACGATGACCAAGGGTGCATACCATTTCACCGGAGCTTTTAAACCATGGCGGGATAATTACGAAAGCGCCGCCAGCCCGGGTCAGGGGAAAGTGTTCAAAGAGATTTATCAAGGCTATCGAAATCAGATTGAAATGCCAACTTCAGAACTGGTCAGACCGATTACTGTGGTGGGCGTAACCGATAACGGTTACGCCCTTCCATATTTAATCGCGTTCATGTCACTGTTGGAAAACACAAGAGAGCCGGTTAATATCGTTCTCCTGGACCTGGGTCTTCTTGAAGAAAATCAGTTTTTGCTCCGCCAACATCTGGCAAGCTATCCTCACTGTTCTCTAGAGTTTAAAATTTTAACCGACTCGGAGATCAACGTCATAAAAAAATTTAAAAGTTCGTCAATTGGTCATGTGACCAACGCTACATATGGCAGATTGCTGATTCCTAAGTTATTCGCAGACTTTCAAAAAGTACTCTATATCGATGGTGACACCATGTTTACCACCGATGTAAAGGAATTGTGGGATTCCGACCTGGACGGATATTATCTTGGGGCCACCGGAAATAGCAATGTCTCCATAATGGCCAGAAGAATCGGATTGGGAAAAGCCTACGGGTATTTTAACGCGGGTGTTCTGCTATTTAATATTGAGAGCTTTAAGGGCAGTGATTTCTTGAGTCGATGTGAGAAATGGTCCAATTTGCATTATGGAGATACTCGTGTGGTGGATCAGGATATTCTCAATGGTGTCCTAGCCGGAGTTTGGCGAGATGTCGGCAATGTTTGGAACGTGCCCTATTCAAACGGGATGTATGACGTTGCTCCGGATGTATTTGAAAATGCCAAAATAGTTCACTTCTTAACGTCCAAGAAGCCTTGGCGAAATGACTACGCTCAAAATAACGATAAGCATATCGCCCAGTACCGCCAATATTTACGTAAAATTAAGAAAGGGATAAATCAATGAAAAGAGATCAATTTTTCGGGAAACCATCCATTATCATTGTTGGACTTGGCGTCGTTGGTTCCCATGTTTTAAGAACTTTTCCTTGGGCCGAAGTTCTCGATCCCCCGAAGGGGAAATGGCCGACACATAATCAATTTCGATTCGCGTTTATCTGTGTCCCGACGGAGATGCTGGAGGATGGCGGATGCGATACTTCGGTTGTGGAACACGCCGTGTCAGAGGTCGACGCCGATCTGATCATTATCCGTTCCACAATCCCTCCGGGAACCACCAACCGGTTGATTGCCAAAACCGGTAAGCGGATTATCTTTTGCCCGGAATTTTATGGGGAAACCCAGCACGCGCTCATCAATCCCGACTTCGTAATCCTAGGCGGGGAACCGGAGTTGACCAATCAGGCGGCCCAATTGTTCATGTTGTTGAATGACGCCAGCTTCCGAATCTTCCAAACCGACTCCGTAACCGCCGAATTGGACAAATATATGGTCAACTCCTTTTTGGCTGGCAAAGTTGTATTTTGCAGCGAGTTTTATCATCTGGCGCAAAAGTTTGGGGTTAGTTATCCGGAATTGCGGGAGCTATTTATCATGGACAAGCGAGTGGGCCCTTATCATACATTTGTGTATGACGAAACGCCCTATTATGACTCCCACTGCTTTAATAAAGACATCCCGGCAATCATTAACCATGCCAGGGAAGCCGGATATCAGGCCAATTTTTTGAAGGCGATCGTTCAAAATAACGAAAAGTTCCGGAAGGGTGAATTGGAATGCGATTAATACTGTATGACGCGGATGGAAAACTGATTACCCACATTTGCAATGTATCCGATCCCAATCAGGAGTTCGAGAATTGTAAAGGGATGTACGGAGCGGTTTCCTGGGAAACGATGGATGATCCCTTAACCATTGATATGCAACTGGACGAACTGAAAAAAGATAAGTTCGCTGAACTGGACAGACAATATCAACAGCAAATTTGGTCCGGATTCATATCGACAGCTTTGGGGGAGCCGCACATATACGATTCCCGGGCAGAGGATCAGATTAACCTGATGGCAGCGATCCTTCAAGGAGAAGCTACTCCATATGCTTGCTGGGACCCTGACAAAACAAAACAGGAATGGCGTATGCATTCTCTTGACCAATTAAAACAGGTGTTTGAGGATAGTTGTTCGAGTGTCATGATGCAATTACAAAAATTCTCGCTTTTGAAATCACGGGTAGAGCGGTCCCGGACACCTGAAGAGATTCAAAAAATCAACTGGTAATTTACGGTTCGCCAAAGATTGATTCCAAAAAGATTGATTCCAAGATCGGATATTCGCCGACAGCTATCGAAACTAAATTTCCATTCAAAGGAGGCCTCACCCCATGCCCAAATTTAACCCAAAATCCAACTCCAACCCCAGCCCCATCTACCGCCTGTTGCGCGACCATCAATTGACCGCCACCGACTTCTGCGTGGCGGCGGATATCGGTCATTCGACCTTCTTTTATCTGGCCCGGGGAGTGCAGAAAAAACTCCCGACGGGGGTCCGGAACTTTATCCGCATCAAAGGCGCGGAACCCGTCGCCTTTGAAGAGGCATACCGGAAGTTCCGAGAAGAGGAACGGCAGCGGCTGCTGGCAGCCGAGGCGAAAACACCTTCGCGTTCGGACTCAAACTTTAAATAAGGATGGTATTGGATGACCGATAAAGAGATTTTCCTCCATTTCCTGGAACGGCTCTACGCATTCCCGGTGGTGAAAGCAGCCACCGGGATTTTTTTATGGCTCGTGCAGCTGCTCTACGGCCCGGTCTTCCGGCCGGCCTACGCCACGGTGCTCATGCTGTGGCTTGCCGATACGGCCACCGGCTTTTATTACGCCCGGGCCAATCCGGAAGTGAAGCCCGAGAGCCGCCGGATGTACCACGGCTTGGTGAAACTGGTTCTTTATTATATCCTGCTGTTTCTGGGTTATCAGTGCAGCCGGGCCGAAGCCACGGCCTTCGTCCAGACCGTGATCGAAAGTTTTATCCTATTGACCGAGAGCTATTCAGTACTTGAGAATTTGCAGCGGATTTGCAAACTGAAAGGGATTCACGCGCCGATCCTTAACTGGATTATGCGGGCGATCCAAGGCCGGATCGACGGAGTGGCCGGAGAAAACGAACCATCGCGCACCGAAGATAAGGTGCAATAGGAGAACGCACCCGTTTCTTGGGTGGTAGTTGATAGTCTTTGGGTCGTAGTTCTTGGTTCTTAGTTCTGGGGTTGATTCTTTAGGTTTTATAAGCCGCAAAGTGGCTACGAACCAAGAACCACCAGCCAAGAACAAACAGCACCAGTCACCAAACAATTACAGAGGTGAATTCAAAATGCCAGCCATCATCGAAAATTTGCTCAAACCCGGGCCGAACCGGCCCGGGACGCTGATCACGCCGCAGCTGGTCATCGTCCACCGGACCGGCAATCCCGGGTCCACCGCCCGGCAGAACCGGGACTATTTTAATACCGTCAAGGGAGTCTATGCCTCGGCCCATTATTGTGTCGACGGCCGGGAGATCATCCGCTGTTTGCCTGAGACCGAGCGGGCCCATCACTGCCGGGGCGCTAACTTCACAGCGATTGGGATCGAGACCTGTGAACCGCTGACTCCGGAGATCTATCGGAATACGTTGGAGCTGGTGATCGATATCTGCCGGAGGCGCGGTTTTCAGCCGACCCCCCAGTACGTGCAACCACATTCCAAGTACGACCCGCTCAACCGGGCCTTCGATCCGTTCAACTGGGACGCCTATACCAAAGGGCGGGCCACGCCGGAACGGGATCTGTACGACCCGTTCCAATTTTACGCCGACCTGAAGCGGTTGTTCCAAGCCGGGGGAGGAGTGAGCGGATGA